CAAATATTTTTACTTCGTTTGATAGTGATGGATTTACTCATGGTGCAGATAATGGAGTTAATGAAAGTGGTCAAACTTATGCATCATGGAATTGGAAAGCAAATGGTGCAGGTTCATCAAATACAGATGGAACTATAAACTCAACTGTATCTGCAAATACTACAGCAGGTTTTAGTATCGTATCTTATACAGGTAATGGAAGTATATCTACAGTTGGTCATGGATTATCTGGAATTCCAGATATGATTACTGTAAAAAATCGTTCAACAGGTTCAACAAACTGGAGAAGTATATTTCCTAATATGGTTTTAGGTGGTGCTAGTAATGGTGCAGATTATAACCTAAATTTAAATACAACAAATCCTTGGAATAATGGAACAGAATTTAATGATACTATGCCTACAAGTTCTGTATTTACATTAGGAACTTCTGGAGATGTAAATACAAATGGAGATAATTATATTGCATATTGTTTTAAAAATATAAAAGGTTACTCAAAAATAGGAAGCTACACAGGTAATGGAAACGCAGATGGAACATTTGTATATACAGGATTTAGACCAGCTTGGGTTATGGTTAAAAAATCTAGTGGAACAAATGCTTGGTTAATAGTAGATAATAAAAGAGATACATTTAATCCTACAGATGGTCAATTATTTGCAAATACAAATGGTGCAGAAGATACTACATCATCAAATAATAATTTTGATTTTTTATCTAATGGTTTTAAAGCTAGAAATACTGGAGATGCTTATAATGGTTCAGGTGGAACATACATCTACATGGCATTTGGTCAAACCTTGGTAGGATCTAATAACATTCCTTGTACTGCGAGGTAATCTCGCATGTATTTCGGTGCTACACCCTTTGCAGCCGCACCCTTCTCAGATGTAGGGTTTAGTCCCAACGCATATGTCAACGTAGTTGGTTCTAGAATAAACGAATCTACGGGTAACCCAACACTTATTGGAAAAGCTTTAGTATTACCAACAGGTAATAGATTAAACTTTACAATCGGTAATATAGAAATAGCAGTTAATCAAACTGTTTCCCCTACAGGTCAACAATTAAATTTATCAACTGGATCTGTAACTGTTTCAGCTGCAGCTAACTTTGGTGTTACAGGAAACAGAATTAATGAGTCTACTGGAACTGTAAGCGTACCTGATATGACTATGGGAGTCACAGGTAACAGAGTTAATTTAAATACAGGTACAGTTGCAACTATTGGTAAGGCAACTATTGTTCCAACAGGATCAAGAATCAATACATCTACAGGAACAGTTACACTTGCATTCAAATATAATGTAACAGGGTCCAGGGTTAATGCATCATCCGGCACAGTCACAACATCTGCGGGTGCAACAGTCTTGCCTCAAGGATCAAGGATCAATGCAGATACTGGGGATGTAACAATTGTTGCAAATGCTGTAGTAACACCTACAGGAAGCGGTGTTGAAATTGCGGTAGGAAATGTTACAACTAAAGCAAATGCTACAGCTATTGTTACAACCAATAGACAGAATTTATCAACAGGAACTGTTACAGTTCAAGCTAAAGCTTCTACATTAGTTAGTGGTGAAGGTTTTGAAATTGCAACAAATTCTATAAATATTAAACAATGGGATGGCGTTGTACCAGGTGCTACACAGATCTGGGAGCCTATCCAAACAAGTAGAGGATCTTAATGTTTTTTGGAGCTACACCTTTTGCATCAACTACGTTTGCCGGTGTTGGTATACAGAATGTTACTGTATTAGTTAATGGTAAACGAGTAAATGTAGCTATAGGCAATACTGCAGTTGATTTAATTACAAGAGTGCCTATAACAGGGCAGCAATTAAACCTTGCAACTAGTGTAGTAGATGTGATATCATGGATACCGATAGATCCAAATGCAACAGGAGTTTGGGTGCCTATCGATCCGAATAATCCGTAGGAGAAATAAATGGCAAGTACATATTCGAGTGACTTAAAATTAGAACTTATGACAACCGGAGAAAAGTCTGGTACATGGGGAACTATAACAAATACTAATTTACAACAATTAGAACAAGCAGCATCAGGTTATTTATCATTAGCAGTGGGATCTAGTGATGTAGCTTTAGCATTATCAAATGGTGCTGTATCAAATGGTAAGAATTTATACTACAAACTAACAGGTACATTAACTGCAAACAGAACAGTTACAATGCCGGACTCTTCAGAAAGAGTATTTATTGTAGAAGATGCAACATCTAGATCTTCTTCTAATTACACATTAACAGTTAAAACTGTATCCGGAACAGGACTTGTATTACCGATTGGATCAACAACAGTATTATATTCTGATGGAACAAACATTACAGGTAAATTACAAACCAAAGGATATTATACACCAAGTGCGAACTATACAGCTGTAAATGGTGATCAAATTTTTGTAGATACATCTGGAGGTGGTATAGGTTCTCCAGTAACAATAACTTTACCTGCTTCACCTGCTGTAGGTTCAGAAGTTCATTTCATTGATAGCGGAAATAACTTAGCATCTAACAATCTTACTATAAGTAGAAATGGTTCAAATATATTAGGAGCTGCATCTAATTTAGTGGTATCAACAAACTCAGCAGCATTTACATTGGTGTATGCAAATGCAACAAGAGGCTGGATTTATAAAGATAAAATATAGGAGCTGACACGTGGCTCTAATTGATTTTAAAGTCTTACCTGGAATTGATAAGCAAAACACAGACTCTGGAGCAGAGTTTAGATGGATTGATTCTGACAACGTAAGATTTAGATATGGACTACCAGAAAAAGTTGGTGGATGGTCATCACTTGTTACAGATACTATTGTTGGTGTATCTAGAAAGATGCACGCGTTCGTTGATCTTGATGGTAACCGTTATGTTGCAATTGGTACAGATAAATTTTTACTTTTATATTTTGAAGGTCAACTATTTGATATTACACCTGTTAAGGCTGTAATTAATTCTGCAACTATTGCAACTACAAACAATTCTGCAACTTGTACAATAACAACAAGTGGTGCACATGGAATAAATGTAGGAGATATAGTACAATTTAATAATGTAACATTACCTGGTGGTACAGGTTATGCTGATTCTGATTTTGAAGATAAAAATTTTCAAGTTATAACTGTTCCATCAACAACAACTTTTACAATTACACAAAGCTCTAATGCAACAGCTACTGTATCTACAGGCGGAAGTATACAATTAATACCTTACGAGCCAGTGGGTCCGGCTGCACAGTCATATGGTTATGGTTGGGGTATTGACTCTTGGGGATCAGATAATTGGGGTGAAGCAGCTTCAGCATCTAACGTTTCTCTTGAGCCAGGTTTATGGTCATTAGATAACTTTGGTGAAGTATTAATCGCAACGATTGCAAATGGTAAAACTTTTACATGGAATGCAGGTGCAGCTTCTGCAACATCTAATAGAGCATCAACAGCTACATCGGGTTTTGCAACAGGAAACAATCCTACAGCATCTAGATTGACACTTGTATCACCAACAACACGTCACTTATGTCATTTTGGAACTGAAACAACTATAGGCTCATCGTCAACACAAGACGATATGTTTATTAGATTTTCGGATCAAGAAGATATAAATGATTATACTGCAACTTCAATTAACAGCGCTGGTGATTTTAGACTACAAGATGGTACAAAAATTATGGGTGCACTAAAAGCAAAAGAAAGTATTCTAGTGTGGACAGATAATGCACTATATACAATGAAGTTTGTAGGTGCTCCATTTACGTTTGGTTTTGAACAAGTAGGTACAAACTGTGGACTAATCGGTAAGAATGCAGCTGTTGAAATAGATGGTGTCGCTTTTTGGATGTCACCAAATGGTTTCTTTATGTTTGATGGTACTGTTAAATCATTACCATGTTCTGTTGAAGATTTTGTATACGATTCAGCAGATACTACAAAAGGTCAGCAAGTAATAGCTGGTTTAAATAATTTATTTACTGAAGTTGTTTGGTATTACCCATCAACTAATTCTGATTATAACGATAAGTATGTTGTATTTAACTATGGTGAAACTATGAAAGGCGGTGTCTGGTATATTGGAACAGAAGCTAGAACATCATGGATTGATGCTGTTGTATATCCAAAACCTTTTGGCACTAAGTTTGATATCAATTCTACAGGCACTTTTCCTGCAGTGGTAGGTCAAACAGGTTTAGGTCAAACTATATTATTTGAGCATGAAGTTGGAACAGATCAGGTTAATCCAAATGGTACTACAACTACAGTTACATCGTTTGTAAAATCATATGACTTTGATCTACAACAAAGAGCAAGATCAGCACAGGGTCAGGCAACAGGACCAACCATAGCTGGTGAAGTATTTCTTGCTATGAGAAGATTTGTACCTGACTTTAAAACATTACAAGGGAATGCTAAAGTAACATTAGCAGTTAAGAGATATCCGCAACAATCAGAGACTACAACTAGTTTGAGTCCCTTTACAATTACCTCATCTACTGATAAAAAGGATACTAGAGCCAGAGGTAGGTTCGTTAATGTCAAGATAGAAAATGATTCTGCTTCAGAATCATGGCGTTTTGGCACTTTTAAAATAGATATTCAACCGGATGGAAGAAGATAATGCCGCCATATACTACACAATTTGGACTTACTCAAGATTTAGCAGACTATTTGAATAGAGGTTTGCCTAGTATAACTGGTATATTTCCAACTTCTACAACAACCACTACTTCTAATCAAGGTGCAAAAGCTGCTGAAGCTGCCACTGCTCCTTTAATTGCTGCTGCAATGCAAGCTAGTAATAGAGGAGATGGAGGTTTTAATCCATATAATCCTGACATGAATAGAGTTAGAACTGACTACAGTCCATATGCATATAGACAAGCTATGGCAAAAAGTGGAGTAGGAATACCTTCTGGTATATTATCAATGCAAAAACGTCCTGGTTCACCTTCAGAATTTTTATATGGTCCTGAATCAAAATTAGAAGGACTAGTAAATTTTATTCCAGGCATTGGAGGTCTTAAAAGAGGAGCAGAGTTTATAGGAGGTATTCTTGATCCATATCTACCTGTAAACCAAAGAGCTATTATGGAAAATGAAGCTAGAGGCATGGGCATTTTAACTGATGATATTGGAAGAATTGTTCAAGGTTCTGGTGATTATAATACAGGAGCAAATGTTATGGCTGGATATAATTTAAGTCAAGTAACTCCAGAAACAATTCAAAAAAGAAGAGATATGATTAATGAAAAAATGAAAGATCCTGAACAAAAGGCAGCTAGATTAAAAGCACTTGATGAATTTGAAGAAATGATGTTTGGTCCGGTAGGATTAACATCTAGAACAGATGCTATTGCAGATGAAAAACTTAGAGAAAAAGGACTAACTCCTTTAACAGATCAAATGGCTATGAATCAAGCAAAATTAGATTTTCAAAAATTAGCTAACACTGAAGGCATTATGGGTATTGATACAAGTGATTCGGATAGTGAATACCAAGAATTTTTTAATAAAGTAACAGGAACAAATTATCCTGGAGCAAATTTACCAAAAAATATATATTCAAGTATGTATACAGGAGTTGGAACTGGTTCAACTAATGTACCTAATCCTTTCCAAAGTAGAATGACACCTAAAAACGAAATTATATCTAAACCTACACCACCAAAACAAAATATTCCAGCAACACCAAATTTTGATGTTAGTGGTGGCGCTGGTGGAAGTTATGACAGAGGCAAAGATTACAGCGGAGCGAGTGACAGAACAGCAGGTGATAGAGCTAGAACTAGAGATGCAAGAAAATCTGATTTAGGTTTTAGTGATATAAGATTAAAAGAAAACGTAGAATTAATTGGTAAGTCACCATCTAATATTAATATCTATAAATTTAATTACAAAGATAATCCAACAACTTATCAAGGTGTTATGGCTCATGAAGTTCCGTGGGCTAATGTTAAGCATAACAATGGATATATGATGGTAGATTATAATAAAGTAGATGTAAAGTTTAAAAAATGGCAAAAATAGTAGTAAGATTACCGGAACCAAAAGAAGAGTATGACATCTCTAACCAAAAACAAATTAACAGAGCTATAACTTTGATAACTGAACAATTAAACTCTACATTTTTAAACGAACAAAAACAGGAGCAAGAGAGATTCTCTTGGTTTTTAAGTGGCTAACATTTACAGAAACGCAAAACTAGATTTAACAACTACAAGTGAAACTGTTTTATACACAGTACCTTCTGATTCTAGAGCTATTGTAAAATCTATTTTAGTTTGTGATGATAGTAATAATGGTAGCACTCTTACTGTTACTATAACAGATGCTTCTAGTAATGTGTTTACATTATTTGATGTAAAGTCTGTGTCCGGACATGCAACAGTAGAATTTTTAACTCATCCTGTTATA